TATGTCTGCAAATTCACAGAAAAAATTAGACGACAAGCTCAAAAAATTGAGTGAAGTAACTATATCAGGAAATGGAAACAATGGTGGAAGTGGTACTGGTATAATTACCGGTGATGCTTGGCCTGATGGTATATACGTGAAAGCAGGAAGACAAAAAATTATGTCTCCATCCGGATTGATGAGAGGGATGACACAATTAGATTTCCCACTAGCTGACGCAATATATGATAACGATGAAGAATATGCAGGTGAGTTGAGAGATGATACACCTCCGTTAAGTCCAATCCAAAGAACATGGAGAGGATCTGGACCAAACCAATATCAAATACCACCTGAAAGTTTGAATGGTATTACGTTAGCAGATGGATCTGCAGAAAATTGGTGGTGGAGTGGATATCTTCCACCTACGACAGCTCCTGAACAAGGGACACCTGAACCAAGTGCAAGAAAAGATGATAGACAAAAAGCAGATTATAGACAAGTGCAGAAAAAAGCTATAAGTATACATAAGTTGGATAAAACTAAAAGATATCATTCAGGTACCTATGTGAAAAGTCAAGCACCAGTAAAAAAATATTCTGACAGAGTGAACTTTAACAAATCACAATTGAAGAACCAACCAAAAGATTGGTGGAATTTGAAAGGTAAAGGTCCTATGCAAGAACGAATAAAGTTAAAAAATTTATTAGGAGATAAATAATGTCAAACAGAGTAGATTCATACAACGCCGACGATGCTACAAACGGTGTATCAATCCATAGCAGATTAGGACACACATCTAGAGTTCATTTGGTAGCTGCATCAACACAATTTGATTTGACTGGATCAGATGCTGGTAACTCAGCTTTCATTCAAACAGCTGCAGAAGCAAATACAACTCTAACGTTTTCAGACGGATCGACTA